CAGTAATCGGTTATAAAGGTTCAAACGCTTATGACGCCGGTCTGTTCTATTGCCCATATGTTCCGTTGCAAATGGTTCGTGCAGTTGATACAGGTACTTTCCAACCTAAGATTGGTTTCAAGACTCGCTACGGCTTAGTCGCAAACCCATTCGCAGAAGGTACAACTGTTGGCGCTGGTACAATCAATGTAAACAGCAACAACTACTACCGTGCATTTAAGATTGCAAACTTAATGTAATCTAAAAGTCACCATTAAGAGTGACACTTTAAAGAGACCTCCCACAAAGAGGTCTCTTTTTTTTATCTTATAAATACACATATGACAGCACTCACTAGAAACCCTACAAATCCGAATCCATTACAACCGAATAAGTTTACTTTAAACTTTTCACGGATTCCTAATGTTCAATTCTTTTGCCAAGCAATTAGTATTCCTGGCATTTCTACTTCTGAAGTTCCAATAGCAAATCCATTTGTTGATGTTTATGCACCTGGTGAGAAGGCAATTTATGATTTGTTAAACATTACTTTTATAATCGATGAAGAACTGAGTAGTTGGTTAGAGATACACGATTGGATTCGTGCAATGACTTTCCCAAAAGAATTTGAAGAATATCAGAAACTTACCACATTGAATCAATATCAAGCAGCAAGAATACCTACAAGGTTGCCACAATATTCTGATGGCATAGTTACATTATATTCTTCTTCGAATACACCTTATTATAGATTTAAATTTTACGATTGTTTTCCAACAACAGTATCTACCTTTTTAATGAACTCATCTGATAGTCCCGAAACAGTAATGACCGCAGATGCAACATTCAGGTACAATTACTATGATGTTGAAAAACTTTTCTAAAAACGCTTGACATTCACCTGGCAATAGTGTAAACTCCTGTAATAGGAGGCTTTTTTTATGAAACAACTTGATGAACTATTGGAAGAATGGCGCAAAGATTCCGACATTGATAGAACGGAACCCGGCAAAGCGCTTCTCGACATTCCCAAAATGCACAGTAAGTATTTGAATATACTTAGCCGTCATCGTTTGCTCTCCAAAGAAGCAGAGTTTAAGTATAATCGTATGAAGAAACTTAAATGGGAATATTATACTGGCAAACTTGATGATGATGAATTACAAAAACACGGATGGACTCCGTTTCCATTTGTGTTAAAATCCGACATATCTACATACTTAGATAGCGATGAAGATTTAAACAAGTATGTTGCATCTAAAATTTTACACGATGAAATTGTTGATATCTGTCAAAGCATTTTGAAAGAATTAAACTCTCGCACTTTTCAATTGAGGGACTTTATAGCATGGGAAAGATTCATACAAGGTGTCTGATTTAATATTACATAAGAAGAATGAAGCATTCATTTCATTTGAATGTGACAGAAGTATTGCTCAAGAACTGAGTGATTACTTTACTTTCTTTGTTCCCGGTTATCAATTTACTCCCGCATTTAAATCCAGAATGTGGGATGGTAAAATTAGACTAGCAGATTTGCGTTCTTTTACCACATATCATGGACTTGTTCCTTATATTCAAAAGTTTTGTGAAGAACGGGATTATACAGTAGAGGTTGATTCGGATGTAAATGTTACGGAAGAATTCTCTGGTGTTGAGGCATTAGAGTTTATTAAAACACTTAATCTGCCACATGAGGTAAGAGAGTATCAATGGAAATCTTTTATTCATGCAATACGGAACAAGCGTATTTTACTCTTATCTCCAACGGCTAGTGGCAAAAGTCTCATACTGTATCTGATTGTTCGCCTGTTACAAGATGCCGAGTATAAGAAAGGTCTGTTAATCGTACCAACCACTTCATTGGTGGAACAGATGTATAGTGACTTTGCATCATATGGTTATGATTCTGAACAATACTGCCATAGACAATACTCTGGTAAAGATAAACATACTAATATGTTTCTTACTATTACCACATGGCAATCAATCTATAAAAATCCAAAAGAATACTTTGAACAATTTGATTTTGTTCTCGGTGATGAGGCACATCAATTCAAAGCTAAATCACTCACAACTATTTTGTCTGGATGCATTAACGCTAAATATAGGATAGGAACAACAGGTACATTAGACGGCACACAAACACATAGACTTGTGTTAGAAGGTTTGTTTGGACCTGTTTATAAAGCAACAACAACATCTGAATTGATTGAAAAAGGTCAACTTGCAGATTTTAAAATTAAATGTCTGATTCTTAAATACAATGATTCAATTTGTAAACAATCAAAGGATTGGGACTACAACACCGAGATAGATTACATAGTTCAAAATAAAGCAAGAAACGATTTCATTCGCAACTTAGCTTTATCTTTAACTGGTAACTCTCTTATATTATTTCAATTTGTGGAGAAACATGGAAAAGATTTATATGCGAATATCAAAGAACATGCAGTCAATAGGCATGTATTCTTTGTTTTTGGTGGCACCGATGTTGAGGTTAGGGAATCAATTCGTGCAATTACTGAAAAAGAAAGAGATGCTATCATTGTTGCTTCATATGGTACTTTCTCTACTGGCGTTAATATCCGCAACTTGCACAATATTATATTTGCCTCCCCAAGCAAGTCCAGAATTCGCAATCTTCAATCTATTGGTAGAGGATTAAGGATAGGAGAAAACAAAACAGAAGCAGTTCTATTTGATATTGTCGATGATTTTTGTATAGGCAAATATGCCAATTACACATTGAAACATTTCATCGAGCGTGTTAAAATATACGATGAAGAAAAATTCAACTATAAGTTTTATAACATAGAATTAAAAAATGGAACAGACAACTAATACTAACATTAAAATCGTAAGACTGCAAAGTGGTGAAGATATCATGGCAGATATGATTGAAGATGAAGAAAATGATACCGTTATGTTAGATAATCCAATGCATATCATATTTAAAAGAATACCTACGGGTCAAACTGTTATGATGATGATGCCTTGGTTACCAATCGAATTGATTAAAGAAAATAATGCAATTCTTTTTACCTCAGATATCCTTACTGTAATTGAACCTAAGGATGATTTAGTCGAGTATTATGGTAATGTTGTTGTTGAAGCACAACATAGAATGGAAGAACAAAGAAAGTTCACTAGTCTTGAGGAACAATATGACGAGGGAGAGGAAGAAGAATATGAAGAAGAAGAAATTGATGAGGATGATTTATATGATATCATGCAACAGAGAAAACGGAGTAACATACATTAATCATTTTCAAACGGAACACCGCTATGATACATGTTGTCAAGCGTTTTGTCAACAGAAAGACAGGTAATTATGGATACAATTGATACAACAACTAAACCGAAAAAAACTAAACACTATGTAAATAACGCTGACTTCTTGGCGGCACTTATTACATATCGTGAAAAATGCGACATTGCCAAATCAGAAGGCAAGGAAGACCCACAGATTCCAAACTATATTGGAGAGTGTTTCTTTAAGATTGCAGACCACCTATCACGAAAACCTAACTTCATATCGTATTCATTCCGAGATGAAATGGTATCAGATGGTATTGAAAACTGCCTGATGTATTTCAGAAACTTTGATCCGGTAAAAAGTACCAACCCTTTTGCCTACTTTACGCAAATCATTTACTTTGCGTTTCTTCGCCGTATTATGAAAGAGAAGAAACAATTATATGTTAAGTATAAGGCAACAGAACAATTTGGTTTACTAGGTGAAGGTGAAATGTTTGAAGATTCGGACGGCAATATGAAACAGTTTCAACTATATGACAACATTTCGGAATTCATCCATAACTTTGAAGAAAGTAAACGGAAGAAGAAAGAAGGCAAAGTCAAAGGTGTAGAAAAGTTCATGGAAGATTTGCCTGAATAGTATTGACAATTTATTTAAAAGGAGTTACAATGGATAGATTAAAGGTGGAACATCACATCAAACATCTACAAGAAAAACATGACGACCTTGATAAACGAATAACGCCATCTTCGGCAGATTTTAATGTTCGTGTATTAAAAAAAGAAAAACTTCAACTTAAAGATGAAATTGAAAAACTGAAAAAACAAATACAATGAAATTATGCATTTTAGGTGATACACACTTCGGCGCTCGAGGTGATTCGATTGACTTTCACAAATACTTTCAAAAATTTTATGATGAGGTATTATTTCCATACCTGCGTGAAAACAATATAAAAGTAATTTTTCAAATGGGTGACTTATTCGATAGACGAAAGTTTATCAATTTCAATTCACTCTATTTGTGCCGTAAATATTTCTTCGATAGATGCGAAAGAGAAGGCATTAAATTACATACCTTATTAGGTAATCACGATGTTGCTTATAAGAATACACTTGAAGTAAATTCTTCTTCATTACTATTAAATGAATATCACAACATTGAAATATATGATGATTTTCAAACAGTAGAGTTTGATGGTGTCAATATTGATATTGTGCCTTGGTTATGTGATGATAATGAACCTGTTATCTTTGAAAAAATGAAAGAGTCTAAATCACAAATCTGTTTTGGACACTTTGAAATTGCAGGTTTCGAAATGGATAGAGGCAATGTTTGTGATACTGGTATTGACAAACAGTCATTATCAAAGTATGATATTGTTTTAACTGGCCACTTTCATCACAAATCAACTGATGGTAATATTACCTATGTTGGTACGCCTTATGAGATGACATGGGCAGATTGGAATGACCCTAAAGGATTTCATATCTTTGATACGAACACAAGAGATATGGAGTTCATTCAGAATCCTTTTGCCATGTTTCATAAAGTATCTTATGATGACGGCACTTCTACCTTTGAAGATTGGAAGAAGTATGATTTTGATAAATTGAAAGAGTGTTATGTGAAAGTTGTTGTGTTGAATAAACAGAATCCTTTTTTATTCGACCATGTAGTAGATAACTTATACAAAGTAGGTGTGTCTGACATTTCTATTGTTGAAGATTTTAGTGATTCATTAATAGATGACGACCAAGAAATAATCGACCAAGCAGAAGATACAATGACTATACTTTCTAAGTATATTGATAATCTATCACTTGATGTTGAACCCGACAAACTAAAAAATATTATGCGTGAACTTTATGTTGAGGCATTAAACACAGAAATCGCTGAATGATTTTATTTCGATATGTGAGGTGGAAGAATCTTCTTTCCACTGGTAATTATTTTACTGAGATTAATTTATCCAATACATCAAACACTTTGGTTGTTGGAGAAAACGGATCAGGCAAGAGCACAATGTTAGATGCATTGTGTTTTGGTCTTTTTGGCAAACCATTCCGTGACATTAACAAACCGCAACTGTTAAACTCTATCAACAATAAAGATTGTGTTGTAGAGGTTGAGTTTAATGTAAACAATAAAACATACAAAATTGTTCGTGGTATTAAGCCAAACATTTTTGAAATCTATTGTAATGGCGAACTCATTAATCAAGAGGCGGCATCCCGTGACTATCAAGAATACCTTGAGAAGTTTATTCTTAAATTAAACTACAAGTCTTTCACACAGATTGTTATTCTTGGTTCTGCATCCTTTACTCCTTTCATGCAACTTAAATCGGCAGACCGTAGGGAGATTATTGAGGACTTACTTGATATTCAAATCTTCTCTACTATGAATGGTTTGGTTAAAGACCGACTGAGTAATAATAAAGATTTGATGGTCAACACTAAACACAAGATTGATTTGAATCAACAAAAATATGATATGCAAAAGAAACATATCGATGAGTTAAAACAGAACAATGAAGATAAGGTGAAAGAACATGAAGGTGAGATTGAAAGTAATTTGCGTACCGTATCCGGCCTATTGGCGAATGTTAGTACCCTCTCCACCGAGGTCGACAACCTCCAACTGGTTGTTGAAAGTAAGACTGAAACAGAGAATAAGGTCAAGAAGATTACAAAACTTGAATCGCAGATTGAAAGCAACCTATCCAAATTTCGTAAAGATATCGGTTTCTTCCAGAACCATGATGATTGTCCAACATGTCGGCAAGCCATTGCCATGGAGTTTAAAGAGGAAGAACTCGTTTCCCTCAATACTAAAGTCCAAGAATGTGAACATGGACTCACACAATTAGAATCTAAACTAACAGAAGAACAAACTAAACTGAGTGAGATTAATGAAACACAAAAGAAAATTAATCGTAAACAAGTTGAGATTGCACAAAACAATACTTCTATAACAGAGACTAACAAGTATATTGACCGACTTCGTAAGATAGTTACTCAATTGAAAGATACAAAAACGGTAACTGAAAAAGAAGAAAAAGAATTAAATGCTATTGATGAAACTTTGACAAGTTTAAAAACTGAGTTGAAGAATTTAATCCACGATAAAACTTATTATGAAGTTGCAAGTGGCCTTTTAAAAGATACAGGTATTAAAACTAAGATTATTAAACAGTATTTGCCTGTTATCAATAAATTGGTAAACAAGTACCTTGCATCATTAGACTTCTTTGTAAACTTTAACCTTGATGAATCATTTAAAGAAACCATCAAGTCTCGCCATCGTGATGAGTTTACATACAATAACTTTTCAGAAGGCGAGAAACAACGAATTGATATGGCATTGATGTTGACTTGGCGTGCAGTTGCCAAGTTAAAGAATTCATCGAATACCAATTTGTTAATTTTGGATGAAACATTTGATTCTTCATTAGATGCCAATGGCACAGAAGAACTAATGAAAATCCTACATATGTTAGAAGGTGTGAATTTGTTTGTTATCTCACATAAAGGTGATATACTACAAGATAAATTTGCCAATGTGATACGATTTGTTAAAGAGAAAAACTTTTCTAGGATTATAAAATGAGTGAAACAATTGATACATTAGATACACTAGTCATTGATACTGGTGCGGGTAATATACAAGAACAGAGAATAGAACCTTTGCCATTGTTTGATGAAAATCATTCAATGTTGCGAGTGCCTATTCCAGAATATACAAATGTTATGCCAAATTTTAACATGGAACTTTTAATCAAACGATTGAAGATGACCATGAAATTATATGGCGGTATCGGGTTGTCTGCCAACCAATGTGGAGTTTTTGAACGGGTATTCGTAATAGGCACAGATGACTTTCAAATTGCCTGTGTTAATCCTAAAGTAATTTCCGTTTCAGAACAAAGAGTTAAAGAGAGTGAAGGTTGCCTTTCTTATCCAGGTTTATATTTAAAGCTTGACAGACCAGCATCAATTGATGTAGAATTTACAGATGAGAATGGTGCAGTAAGGCAAATGAGACTTGATGGCGTTAGTGCAAGATGTTTTTTACATGAGTTAGACCATATGAATGGTATTCGTATGACAGAGAAGGTGGGACCTGTTGCATTGCAAATGGCAAGACGCAAACAGGAAAAGATTATTAAAAAAATTGTTCGACACAAGAAAAAATGAAATTAACTATTACTCGACTGAGAAGTGGCACAAACTATAAAGGTCAACCACTTCACGATATCATGGATTCGTTTTATGAATTGTATAGTGAATACATTCGTAAGAA